AGCGGGCGGTCGATTGAAATCCGCTTCATGTTCAAAGGCCAGCAGTGCAAGGAGCGCGTGAAGCTCGAGCCGACCAAGGCAAATCTCGCCTGGGCGGCACGGCACAAGGGCGCGGTTGAGAACGCCATCGCCTTGGGCAATTTCGACTACGCGCACTTCTTCCCCGAAAGCAAACGTGCGCGCAAATTCTCCGCGAACCCGGCGCAGGTCGTGACCGTGGGGGAACTGCTGACCGAGTGGCTCGGGGTGGTCTCGAAGGAACTCACGCCGGAAACCTACGGCGACTATGCCGAGTACGTCCTTCGCACCTGGCGGCCGCTGTTTGGCAAACTGCCCTTGTCGCAGCTGACGGCCCACCGGGTCTACACCTGGGTGGCCGAGCAGACCACCAGCCGCAAGCGCATCTTGAATCTGCTCACCCCGCTGCGCCAGGCCGTGCGCTATGCGGTGAGTCCGAAGCAGCTGCTGAAGACCGATCCGCTCGCGGGCTTGAAGGTCAAACGGCCCGATGGGCTGGTCGAGGATGAGAACGTCATCGATCCGTTCAGCCATGCGGAGATTGCGGCGATCTTGCCGCACCTGCGGGCCGAGCAGGCGAACATGGTCAAGTTCTGGGTGTGGACGGGCCTGCGCATCGAGGAGCTGGTCGCCCTCACCTGGAAGGACATTGATTTTGACCGCGGCGTCGCCTGCATCACGAAGGCGGCAGTCGGCAAGGCAGCTTCCCGACGCCTAAAGGCTCCCAAGACCCGCGCCGGCCGGCGCGAAGTCCTGCTGATGCCGGCAGCCCTCGAAGCCCTGGCCGCGCAGAAGCAGCACACCCGGCTCCTGCATCGGGAGATTTTCCTGCACCCCGGCACGCCGATCAGTTTCCGGGCGCGGCGGGGCCTGGGGGCACAGGGCGGCAACACCCTTGACGCCGAGGTCACGCACACCGGACGGCTTCGGCCCTCGACCGTGAACAAGCCCTATCGGAACGACAAGACGATTCGCCGGTTTTGGGCCACGGCCTGTGCGGCGGCAGGAGTCCCGTATCGGTTCCCGAGGCAGCTGCGGCACACCTACGCAAGCTGGATGCTGATGGGGGGCGAGGACGTCGTTTGGCTCTCGCGGCAGATGGGGCACCGGGACGTCTCGGTGACCATGCAGAAGTACGTGAAGTTCATTCCTGGGCAGAATCGGGACGCGGGGATGAAGGCTCACGCGGCCTGGCTGGCGAGCCAAAAACAGGATGAGGCCTGATCCAAAAGTGGATAAAAAGTGGATATAGCCCTGGGGATTCCAGGGGGGAAACGGGGGTTTTAGGCGTCTGGAATCGTGATTTCAGCGGCTGAAAAGGTGGAGCCGGGGGGAATCGAACCCCCGGCAGCCCTGGTACTTTCAACGGCTTAGAAAATTCTGGATGGAAAGTGGATTTAGCCGCAAAAACGCCTGTCGAGTCCGCACCCCATGAGGCCTCCGCAGAAGGCGTCAGGAGGCCCGCACTCCTGATACCCCCTACCACCCTAGCCGCCGAATCCTCAAATCCGGCCTGGGGCTTCCTAGGCGACCAGAATCTACCTATCCCTGCGGCATCCTGCCAACCAGGCAGGGAACCGAACCTAAGTCCCTGGAAAGCAAATCTGCATTCCCTGGATGCACTTTCGTGGCCGTGACCTTCCGCGTGCGGTACAGGCTCTCCGTCGCCGGCGGCCTCGCCATGCAGGAGGTCGACGGCCGGTACGTCGCCCTGGAGGACGTGGAGGCTGAGATGGGTGCGCTGCGCGCCGACGCCGAACGTGACTACGAAGGGATGCGAAAATTCCAGGCCGACTTCATCCACTGCGACCATCACCTGCGCTACCTGCGCGATCTGATGGGCCAGCTGCTCGAGCACCCGGACAGCGAGGGTCTGAAGGCCAAGGCCCGGCAGCTATGTCGGCTTACCACCTAGTGGTATAACGCCCTCGGGGACAGGGATCGTGGAGGGGTTGGATGACGACACGGAACGACCAGGCGCGCGAGCGGCACACCTCCCTGCTCCTGAACACCGAGGAGGCCGTCGAGGTCCAGCGCGGGGCACACGCCAAGGGCGACCTGCTGATCTGGACGGTGTATTGCAAGCCCTCCGACCAGCCCGACCACTACATCGCCCGGCCCCATTCCAGCCGCTTCGCCCGGCCTCTCCCCTACCATCTGCGGGCCGAATCGCTCGAGGGCATCCGCGAGCTTCTGCCCTCCGGCCTGTACCGCATGGCCCGCGCCGAAGCCGATGATCCGGTCATCGTTGAGACGTGGATCTGATGGTTAACGACCCTGACACCGAAATGGCCTTCGTGCGCCAGCTGTCGGTGCATGGCCTGGTGCTCTCAGGCACCCTGTCCGCCGAGGACAAACGCGAGCGCATCCGCGTCGCCATCCTCACCCACCGCCTCGAGGGCAAGTGTTTCGCCTGGTATCCGAATGACCACGGCGAGACCTATGGTGAGGCCTACCGTCGCTGCTATGGAAAAGCGCTCGACCAGCGGCGCGTGCCGCGCGATCGGTTCGGCAAGCCAATTGCGCCCGTCATCGACCTCGAGGACGAGGACGACGATGACGAGGGTGCCGAGCCGGCTCTAGGGTTTTGAGTTGGCGTCGATCATCCGCTGGCGCCAATCGTTGTAGGCGTTGGTGACGATGGTCAGTTTGGCGTGGTCGGCATCGCAGGCGTCGAGGACGGCGGCGGTGTCGGCCGTGATGCGAGGTCCAGGGTCAGCCGGGCTTTCGCCTGCGGGTAGTCCTCGGTTGGGAGGACCGTCGCAGGCAGCGGATCGGGGACCGGGAGCGGCGCTTTGACGTACGCCGTTGTCGTGCAGCCGCCGAGCCAGGTCAGCATTAGCGCCAGCAGAATCGAGGAGCTTTTGTTCATAGACGGCGACCACCTGGGTGAGCTGCGCGGCGTGCGCGGCGACCAATCCCGAATTATCCTCGGCCACTTCGGTCTTGACCTCGGTCGTTGAAATGAGGCAGTGCTCCGCGCCGATCTTCTGCTCTGTGTCGTTGTGCAGCTGCCACCACCCGATGAATGCGCCCGTGAGCAGCACCGCGGCCAGAATCTCCGCGCCCAGGCGCTCGAGCGACGTCACTCGTGGCCTGCAGCCTTGATGGCATCGAGACGCCGCTGCAGGGCATCGCGCAACGTCTCCAAGTTCATGCCCGTGGTGAGCGCAAAGTCATCCAGGTGGTTGCGATAGGCGTCGATGGCGTCGATCAGCTGTTGGATGGTCGCCGGCGGCGGGGGAATCACTTCTCCGACCATGAATTTCTTCGTCATGAACCCGCGTTACCTCTTGATCGCGATCAGCACCCCGAGTATGGCCCCGAGGACACCGACCAGTTTGAAAATGTTGTCCACTCGCTTGTCGATCCGGGCGGTGAGCGCCGCCTCGAAGCGGATGAAGCCCTGCTTAGATGCCTTCAAGTTCAAGGTGGTCACCGTGGCTGCGTGCGCTTGCCTTAGAGCCACAATCTCGGCCCGCAGTTCCTGAACCGCCTGGTCGTGCAGGTTGTCGCGCTCCACCGAAAGGACACTTTTGCCCTTGAACTTGACCATCTGATTGATGGTCCCGTCGATCGTTGAGGTCAGCGTGGTATCGAAGTCCTTGAGCGGCACGTCATCGCCATCCTCGCGGTCCCAGCGCTCGCGCATGGCGCGCATTTCACCGCTCGAAAACCGAAACGGCTTGCCCTTCCGGTCCACGGTATCACGTCGCCGTGTTGATCTGCGTGACAGCGACCTGCGGGCGCACGGCGGCGTCCCAGTCGCGGCCGCCGGCCACGTAGATTTTATAAATCCACCCGAACGCCCCATAGGCTGCGGTGATGAGGATCGAGGCGAAAGCGGTCAGCTGCGTGGTGCGCTCAGCCAGCGGCACGTCGAAATATTTGATACCGAAATACACCGTGAGCCACACCAGAAGCGCGAGGTAGATGAACACGATAGTGCGCGGCACGACCCGCCAAGAGTCGAACACTTCCGCGGCATCGAGCCAGGCCTGCTTGTTCACGCGAGCGATCCACCCGACTGCTGATAGAAATCCACCATGTATTCGGTGGTGTGCTCTGGCTGGTGCGAGTGCCCACCGGGGAAGCTCGCCCATTCGTCCTTGCAGCAAATAATGGCCTCCTCGATGAGACCCGCATTGACTAAGGCGAGAGCGCCGCGCTGCTTGAGGAGCAGCACACCCGCATCGAGCTGCGCGTCCGGGCTGAAGTTGCCCAGGCTCAAGACCTGCTTGCAACCGAGCCAGGTCTTGAGCCGCATCTGCAACCGCCCGGCTGCCGTCGAAACTTCACCCACGTACTGGCCGCCCAGAAAATCGAGCGGCTCGCCCTTCCATTCGACCAGCCCGTCAGGCGGACGATGCTCGGCCGGGTGGTAGTTCAAGTCGATGATGGTGTGCTTGAAGCCGAAGCACACGCGGTATGGGTCCGCCGCGCGGTCAGTGCCCTCCGTGTGGCTGATGACCGCGAAGAACGCCAGCTGGTTGGCGTTCACGGGGCGACGTGTTTACCGATGGCGACGCCAATCGAGGCGCCTAGGATCAGGGCGATAAAGGTGATGGCGATGATCTGCGGGAGAAAATCCTTGAACAATCGCTCGGCCTTCGCGGCCGGGCCAGCGTCGGCCCGCTCGAGTTCGGCGATGACGTTGATGACCGGAAGTTCAATCGCGACTTCGACAGCGCTCACAGCGTCGGTAAATTCCTTCGGCGTTTGCATGGGCGGTGGGTCTCCGTGGGACAAAGTGGGAAGCGGCGCGCATTCTGCCGCAGTTCGCCCCAGCCGTCGCAGATGCGCGTCGCGAATTTTCTAGGCAGTGCGCCTGAACCAGTCACAGGCCGATGGAGCGTAACCGTTGAGTCCAATCCCTATCTCAAGGGCGGCGGCACCCAAGTCTGACGCGACGTTACGAGTGGCTAATGCAACCCACGTATCCGGCAGCGCCGTCGTGCTGTAGTTCACCGTCAACGTGGTTCCGTTGTAGACAAGCTGGACGTAATAAGGGCCAGCGTTGGCTGGCGCTCCGCCACTCACCAAATTGGCATTAAATGAATACACCCAACCGGCAGTGAGATTGCCGAGTTGAATGTACGCAGCTCCTGAACCGTAGACAAAAACCGTATACGCCTTTCCTGTCGTCCGATTTCCCAACGTCAGGCCGAATTGATTGCCACCCTGAGGGGTGTTCAGTTTCGCGGCAAACGTCCACGGCCCGGCTGGCAGTGTTTGAATCGCGACCGCACCCGCGTTGCCTGCAGATCCCTGCAGCCAGCCCATTGAGACGTTCCAAACGCCACTATTGTTGTAGAGCGTCCACGGATTCGCGCCGCTGAAGCGCGCGCCGGTCGTGTCAATCGTAGAGCCGACTTCAAACTCATCGTCGTAGGGAGTGGGCGTTGAGGGATGCGTGTCTGGTGTGATGTTCACGCCGCTCGCGCCGCCCCCACCCCCGCCGCCGCTGATCGTCGCCACCGCGTGGCCCGCGCTCGGGGAGGTGACAGTCGCGCCAACGAAAGAGAGGTCGGTGACATTCGCTACGCTGGTGGTGCCATCGTGGACCGTAAGCGGGGATCCCCCGCCGCCGCCTGCGATCGCCACATGTGCAGCGCCGCCGACGTTCGTGACCACCGCCCCGCTGGTGAAGTCGATCGCCGTGGCCGCCGCGACTGTGGTCGTGCCATCCGACACCGAGACTGAGCCGCCGCCCTCACCCGCTTCGCCCAGGGCCAGGGCGTGTACCGCCGCGTCGATCTTGTCCCAGGCATCGTTGATGGGAACTTCCGGCTGCGACTGGCTGGGCGTCAGATATTCGAGCAGCAAGTTGGGGCCTGGCATAAAAGTTCCTTCAGAGCGTGAGCGTTGCGATGGCGGGCGTGCCCCTGCCGACGATGGCGGACATCTGGTAAACCGCGATGGTGAGGGTGGTCGTGACCGGCGCCCCGAAGTCCGTTGTCTGGTCGGCCGCGGTGTAGATCGCCGCCTGCGTGGTGACGGCGATTGTGCGCTTGACGGTCTCCGGGCTGGTGCCCGACAGAATATCCACCTGATACGCCTCGGTGGCTTCCGAGAGCGGAATATCCACCCCCGACATGAGCGTGCGGCCCAGCCGCCCGCGCCGCACCCAGGTCAAGTGAATATCGCCGCTGACGATCGCGCCCGCGAGGTCAATCGGCGAGAAGGGCACCAGCGCCTGGCCGTGGCCGGCGAAGGTCTGATCGATGCCGCTCGAGTAGGCCAGGCCGAGCGAGACCACCTTGTACTTGAGCGAGGTTCCGATCTGGCTTTGCTCGAGCACCTGGCGCACCAGGTCGCCGGTCGAGACCATCACGAAGGCATCCCCGGTGACGCTCGATCCCATGACATGCTCGGTACCGCGGCGGCCGCGCAGAAGCCGCGTCAAGTTCCATTGCGTGGGGCTTACCTGGGTCGCGGTCGCGAACTGCACAATCTCCCAGCGCCCGTCCGCGCCCATCGCCGCCGCGTTGGCGCCCGCAATCACAGCATCGTCGGTGCGGCTCTCGAAGGTCACGCTGGCATTTGCCACGTTGACCACGATGGTGGTGGCGTTGTCCCACACATAGGCTTCCGAGGCGCCGACCGGCGCGTTGATCGTCCCCATCGTGGCCTCGGTCGTCACGGCGAACAGCTGGGCGTAGGTCGCGCCGCCGTCGAGCGATTGGTACAGCAGGCACCCGCCCCATTGCCCGCCGCCCGACTGGCGCTGTGCTGCAACATAGAAGCCCGGATCATTGTCGGCGTCTGAAAGCGCTGGCAGGTCCAGCAATTCGTAGGTGGTCGGCCCGACGAACGACAGCACTTGCGGTTGCACCTGCGGGACGTTCGGCACGGCGAAGCTGATGTAGGCCCCGGAGTCATCCTTGACGCACGACAGTTTCCTCAAGACGCCGCCGGCGGTGGTGTCTGAGACGATCCGCAGCCGCTCTATCACCCCGTCGATCGGCACCGCGATGGCATCGCCGCAGTCGAGCGCGAGCCAGGATTGATCGAGCGCGATCTGGTAGGTGGTGCGCGCCGCCCAGGAATCCGCCCATATGACCTCGGCACATTGGGCCGCCTGCAGGTCGGCCATGCACAGCGGCACCGCGATATCGACTTGATTGACGGCCTTAGTCGCAAGGCGAAAGGGCGAGTCCTGTTCGCTGTCCTGGTAGTCGCGCGCGACCGCCTTGTATTTGAAGCGGATGCGCGCCGGTAAATCTTCATCCTGCGCCCGCACCACCGTAACCGAGGGCGGCGGCACACTGTTGCCCACTTCCTCGAAGGCGCCCAAGTCATCCACCGTCAGAGTCGCAACCACGGCCTTGCCACGGGCTTTGAATTTCATCTGCCCCTGGCTCTCGATGGCATCGAAAAATCCGACCGAGCGCAGCGGCGAGAGGATGGCCGACGCGCTGGTGATGGTCGACACGGCGTAGCCCAATATGCTGGTGGTTGCCATATCTGCGGCATCCACCTGAGTCAATCCCGCGCGCGCACACACCGCACTGATGATGCTCGCGATAGTTGCGCCCAAGCAATTGCCAAGAGAGATCGCCGACGCTAGCGGTACTGTTGGTGGCGTAAAGTTCGCGGTGTAGATCCCGCAGCCTTTGACGACGCGAAATTCGTCAATTTCGCCCGGATTGAGACCGCCGGAAATTGTCGGTGTCCATCCGAGAGTCACATACGAGGGGGATGGACACGAGTAGCTGTTCCAATTCGTCGCGGTCCCCACCGCGTTGCCCTGAAAATACAAGGTCGTCACGCCAGCGATGCGGACGAGAGCAACGTGGTAGTTAACACCTTGGGAGATTGGATGCGATCCGCTTCCAATCGCCGACCACGCCGGGATCGTCGGGTTGGCTAGCAGAGTCCCCACACCGACGCCGCTGCAACTCGCTTCGATGATTACGCCATGCGTCCCTCCATACGTCACGCGATCGTTGCCGTAGTCGCAAATTATAAAGTTGGTGCCGTTTGCGAGTGCCACCTTGAACGTGCATTCGATCGTAAAATCATCGCTGCCTGAGAGGACATCGAGCGAATCGCCCGCGACGATCGGCGTATAGATGCTGCCGCCGGTCGAGGTGCTGGTATCCGGAATGATAAGCGCGCCGCCGCTCACCGCCGCATCGCCCAACTGGCTCATCGAGTGCGCAAACGTCGAGCTATCTAGGAACGAACTATCGAAGTGCAGCAGCAAGCTTGCAACACATGTTGTTGCATTGGCGCACGCAGTCGACACTTCAAAGCGAAAATTCGGATGCCGCCAGCCCTGCGCCGTTTGCAGCAGGCGATTCGGATAGACGATGTACGCCAAGCCGCGGAAGCCCGGCACGTTGCCGAATCCTAATACCGCCTCGATGGTGGGATCGGCGAGTTGATCCTCCGTCCCCGTGTGCAGCGTAAACGTCCCGGCATAGCGCCCGCTCACGGTCAATCGATTGTGGTAAGCCAGGTCAGTTTCGGCCCGCTGATTGAGATCGGCGTTCGCCGCCTGCTGCGGCCGAATGTCGTACACGATCGCGCCGTTTTCCCAGATACGCAGAACGGTGCCGATCGGCCCTTCGCACAGGCCAATCGCGATCGACTGGTTGTACTGGTAGGTGGTCTGCTGTGGTCCGCCCTTCGAGCCTGAGTGATTGGAGGTCTGGACATAGGGCGCGAGCCACATGACCGTGCCCGCGACGTCCGCCGTGCCAAACACAATCGGGACCGGCCCGCCGATGGTCGCGGTGGTGGTGCGCCCATCGGTGATGCGCGGGCCGCTCGGCAGCTGGGTCGGAAAGAGCGCCGAGCCTGCGAGCGATCCCAGCACGAAGCCCAGCTGCGGATAGCCCACGTACGCGCCGACGACGGTACCGACGACGATCAGCGCGACCTGGCCCAGATTACTCATAGGTCACGCCCGGCAGCGTCCAGACGGACACCGTGCGCGCCGGCCAGGGCGCGCGATAGCCCGTCTCGATGACTTTGCCCGCCGCCTCATAGGCGTGGACGATGCTCTCGCCGGTGTAGATCGCCGCGTGCGAGGGGAAGGCACTCATCGGCCACTCGATCAGCAGGAGCACGCCCGCCTGCAGCACATGCTGCTCGACCAGCGCCGTCAAGCCGTCGATGAGCAGCGCCTGCGGATTGCGCCCGTAGTTGGTCGGCAGGTGCTCGAGGAACAGCGTCGAGCCGATCTCGCCCAGGACGCCTGCAATAAATCCCAAACAATCGCAGCCGTTTCGCGTTCGGCCTTGATGCAGGAACGGCACGCCCACCCACTGGCGTGCCTGGAATACCAGTCGGTCGGTGGCGATCACAGCCCTGCCACCGTCGCAGGACCGGCGAGGATCGCATCGGTGCCTGGGATGAACAGGCCGTAGGCCCGCATGTTGACCAGGTTGTGGTAGACGTTCTTGCAGGTCAGCAGCTGCCGATCGCAGCCCGGCGAGAGCGTGAAGGCGTCGCCCGGCGCGATGGTCTCGGGGAAGTCATCCCACACCTGCATGATGCCCGCGTTGTGATTCGGATCGATCTTCACTTCCCGCGCGAATCCCGTGTTGAGGCCGGTCGTGAACGTCAGTGTTCCGCCGACGTAGCTGTAGGCGGGCAGCGGCGAGGCCTGCGCCAGCGTGACCGCGAACAGCTGGTGCGTGGTCTCGGTCGCGACGGTCCCGGTGATGGTCACGGCGGCCACGTTGAACTTGCAGCGCGCGTCCCCGAATTTCACGACATTGCAGGTGGCGCTGAAGGTCTGGACGACGATCTGCGAGAGCAGCTGCGAAAGCCCGCGCACCTCGGTGACGTACTTGCCGTCGCTGTCCCTCGTGATCGCACCCAAAAAACCCGATTTGATTTCAAAGCAGCCGTGAGCCGGGGCCGCCCAATTGCAGACGTAGACCGCGACCGGCGCCATGTCGAGCAGGCCCGCCTCGATTTCATCGACGGTGATATCGAGGATCTCGGTGTAGGGCGCACTCGGGAACGCGCCGTCGACCTGCAGGTTGTCGACCGACATATCGGAATTGCTCGCGATATCGCCTGCGGTCACGTTGGCGATGGCGAAGTAGTGCCCGGCCGCGGAGTCCGGCCAGCCGGCGCCGGTCGGCATCACGATATCGAGGTCGTGTTCCGTGCCGCGAATGACCCGGCCGTTCAGCAGCGTGATCGACCAGAGGAACGCGAGCGTGGTCGACTGCTGCTTAATGTCCGCGAGCAGCAGCGACGGGATGATCTTCACTTGGGAAACCAGACGCCGCGAATGACAATGCCGACGATCGCGGCCAGGTACAGCACGCCGAAAATCACCAGCGTAGTCACGCGAGCGGCTCGCGCTTCTGCGCAATGTGGACCGTCACGTTCATGACCTGGTGCTCGCTGATCGCCGGATTGAACACCGCATCGAAGCGTGACCACACATCGAACTCGCCGCCCCAGCCGTGCGGGGTGCCGACAAAGCTGCCGCCGGCGACCAGGAGGCCGGTGGCTTCGTTCAAAGTCCAGTCGGTCTGCACCGCGCCCAGCTGGTTGGCGATGAGGATGGTCGAGCCGATCGGCCTGGTGATTTCGCGCTGCTGGATGGTGCGGCCCGATTTGGTCACGTACTGCTTGACCAGGCGCCAGGAGGGCGGCGAGTCACCCGAGGCGATCAACGGTTGATCGGTCGCGGCCGGGGTTGCCTTCAGGCGGCAGGATTTGTAGTCGGTCCAGTCGCGAAACCGAAACGGCGTCGACATGCCACCCATCGCGTGCCAGAAGTCGAGAATGTCTTCGATGTCCTCGAACGGCTGATCGCCCAACGGCACGCCGGTGAACTTGAGCAGCGGCCTCGACCACACCCGCTGCACCCGCTCGAAGCCGCCCTCGCGCGCCGTGATCTTGACCAGGTAGTTAGGTTCCGCGATGAACCCATAGGTCGGACAGGCGGGGAAGGTCTCGGCCAGGTCCGGCGTGATGGTACTCATGTGTTGTTGCGCCTGTTGGCCTGGGAGAGCGAGCGCGCGGCCGCCGCCGCCGTCTGCATTTGCGATGCGCGGCTAATCGTCCCGCCAGGAGCCTGGATGGTGAAATGGTTGGTCACGCTCACCTGCTTGCCGCCGCCGGCGGGAACCACGTTCATGTTCTGCGAGCCGGAATAGACATACTCCGGGCCGGACTCTCCGACCATGCCGACCTTGCCCGCATCCAACGTGCCGCCCGAAGCGAACGCCGGGATGATGGTGCTGGCGAGCGCTCCGGTGTCCCCGCCCACCGCCCCCGCACCCGTGGCCGCCACCGAGGTCGCCGCACCGCCGCCGCCCAGGAGGCCGCCGAGCAATCCTGACAGCCCGCCCAACGCGCCGCCCGATGAGGAACCCGATGCGCCCGCGAACAGCTTCTGCGCGTAGTCCTTCGCGATCATGTCGACGAACTGCTTGTCGATATCCTGCAGGAACCCGAGGATCGCCTGCTTGAACGACTTGGCCCCGTTGATCAAGTCCGCGAAGTTGTGGGCGAACGCGCCCTCGAGGCCCTGGCGGACCTGGCTGTCGAATTGGGTCATCTGCACTTTGAGGCCGTCGATCTGGACGCCGAATTTCTTCACCCCATCGACCAGCGCCGGATCGTTCGCGCCCGCCGCAATATCCTTTTCCCGCGCGTAGATTTGATCGAGCTGATCGATGGCGTGCGAGCGCACGGCGGCTTCCTGATTGCCCGCCTGAATATCGCTGATCTGGCCTTGGGCGCGCGCCAGGGAGATTTTCGACTCGGCGGTGGCGAGGTCTGTCTGAATCTCTGCCGCGTGCAAATTCAGTTCATTGATCTTCGAGAGCGCATCGATGTGCGCGCGCTCGGTCGCCAGCTGCTCAAGGCCTTGCTGATCCCCGGCCGCGGTCAGGTTCGTTTTCAGCAGCCGGTACTGCAGGTCGAACGCCGCGAGCGCCGCCTTGTTCAAGCGCCCCGCCAGCACATCCGATTTATCACTCAGCGCCTGCACGGCCTTGGCGTCTTGGTCATCGACCAGGATGGCCTTGGCCTTCATGATCGATTCGCGATAGGCGTCGCCTTTCTTGCCGAGCCGGTCGAGCGCTTCGCCGAGTGCTCCCGAGTGCAGGGCGTAGTTCTCCTGGGCCAGCGACCCGGCCTCGAGCGCCGTGATCTGCTTGACTAGGTTGTCGGTGTAGTTGGTGACCGTCTTGGTGTCTTTTTTGGTTTCGAGGGCCACGGCGTATTCGATGGCCGCCGCCGCTGCCTTCTTGCCCTCGGCACTCGCATTTTTAAAATCGTCGGCGAGCTGACCCGTCTGCAGTTTGAACTTGACCGCCGCCGCGCCGCCCAACCCGAACGCGAGCACCTGTTCCTTGAGGCCTTCCGAGAACGCCTTGAGTTTGGCATCGGCCTTGTCGATCTCCTCGATCCCTTTGATGCTCGGCAGTTCCAGCTTCGCGTGCTCGTTGACCGCCTCCGCCAATTCATCGACGCCTTTTTTCTCATCCTTCAGGCCCGCCATGACCGTGTCGTGCGCGAACCCGAACGTCGACTTGAGCCGCTGCCAGGCGGCACTCAACCCGTCCGTGAGGTCGGAGCCATTTTTCAGAAAGTTCAGCGTCCCGAGGTCATAGAACGCCTTGCCGATCCCGTTCAGCGCATCGCCCAGGGCCGCCAGCGACCCGAGGATCACGGTCGGCACCACGACCATCGTTTTCAAAATTCCCACGACGACGTCGGCCGCGTTGCCCAGGAACTCCATCTTGCCCGCGCCCTTCGAGAGCGCATCCTCGAAGTCGTTGAGCGAGGGCAGGAGCCTGCTCGCCAGCTGCGCGCCGAACCCGTCCACGATCTGCGTTTTCAAGATGATAAATTTCCGCGACGCCTCCTCGGCTGATTTCGCGAGTTTTTCATCGATGACCAGACCCGCGTCCTCGGCCGACTTCCTGATTTTGTCGAGGCCGTCAGCGCCCTCGTTCAGCACCGGGATCATCTGCTGCCCGGCTTTGCCCATCAGCGCCACGGCGATGGCAACCTTGTTGGGACCGTCCGCGGAGTCCTTGAACTTGGTGGCGATTTCCGGCAGGAGTTTGTCGAGCGACTTTAAGCTGCCATCGGAATTCTTGACCTCGATCCCGAGGGCGCGAAAGGCGACGCCCGCCTTGCTGGTGGCGCTGCCTGCGGCTTCGGAGAGCGATACGTTGAGCTTCTTGAGCGCAACGCCCATTTCCTCCTGCGAGACACCGCCGGCGGCGAACGCGAGTCTGAGCGAGGACAGTTCCTCGACCGCGATGCCAGCGCTTTGCGACATTTTATCGAGCGACGCGAGCGACTCGATGGTCGAGACCCCGAACTCGACAATCTTTTCAACGGCGAAGGCCTCGATCAGCGTCTCACCGAGTTTGGCAAACCCCTCTTTCAGCTGATCGAATTCTTCTTCCTGCTGGTGCGCGAAGTGTTGGAGTCGGCTGTTGGCCTGATCGAGCGCCTTGATGTACTGGCTGTTGTCAGCCTGCATGCGGACGACGAGGCTGGCAAGATCGGTCATGGCATCCGCACTTTGCGTCGCGCCGCCCGTTCCGAGCGGGCCGCCTCGGCGCTCAAGGTCGCGATGAACCTTGCGCGCGCGGCTTCATCCAGATCGGCCTTCGGCCTCAACATGTACTGTTCGATCGACATGGTTACGCCCTCTGGCAAGTGCGGCTTGAGCAGCTCCGAAATGATCAGGCCCGCGTGCATGTTGTCACGCATCGTGCCCCACGGCTCCTCGGTCCAATACCGCGCCCAGCGCTCCAGCTCACGCGCCGGCAGTTCGTCGAGTTCCTGCAACGAACGCCCGAGCAGTGCCGCGAGCCGATGCTCGAATAGCTGCTCGGGCGTCAGTCGTTTTTTGCTTCGCCTTCGGCCGGCACCGCCGTCGAGAGGCGAAACGCTTCCTCGCTCAAGAGCTTCAGCACCAGATGCGATTCGTCGGCCGCCGCCTGTTCTGAGGCGAACTTTGGATCGACCGTGCAGGCCCAGGCTAGATACGCCTCGACCGTCTCCGGGGAATCCTTCAAGCGCTTCCTGACCTCGCGCATGTGCCGCCCGCTGATTTCCCGCACCGTGTACACCGTACCCCGAACCGAAACCGTGCTCTCGATCAGTCCGCTCATGACCGCACGATCGGCCCTGTGATTTTGCCCACGAACTTGATGACGTTCTGCTTGGCGACCTGGGGGTCCAATTCCCAGTCGAGCATGGCGAGCGTGAGCTTGAACAGCCGAAACGGCGAGTCGCCGTCGATCTGCACTTCAAAATTACGCTTCGTCTTGTTCTCGACGTCGGTGATCAGGCTTTCCTGAACCGCCTCGCCCATCACGTAGTTGGCCCCGATCGTGACCTGCTTGCCGTCCGCCAGGCCAGGGATATATTCCTTGAACCCGTTCGAGCAGAAGGTGGTCACGTCGATCAGCGCGTTGGCGGAGCCGATGCCGCTCATGGCGTCGACCTCGCAGTAGCGCGTATACACTTCCGGCGAGGCGCCATCGCCCACGGCCCAGAAGATTTTGCCCACGAAGGGCGTTGTCAAGGGATTCGGAGTTGGCATCGTCAATCCTCCACGTACCAGAAGTTATAGGTCTGAAGCACTCGAATGACCCCTGGGTCGGGGTCCACCATCGGAAACTCGTTGATGAGAAAGATTTTCTCGACCACGGTCGCACCCATGTTGCCCGAGAAATCCTTGAGCAGCAGACGCAATGCGTGCGCTACCGTCCAGGCATCGTCGGGGGTGATCCCGTACGCATCGATCTGCATGTCGGCCATCGCGAGCGGCGAGACCCCGCAAAACAACTCCTGGCGCTGCGTGTGCAGGCGCTGGATGTTGATCGAAGGCAGCGCCGCCTGCGGCTCGCGCAGCAGCCCGAAAATTCTCTGTGCCACCAAGTCGGTGATGACCGATTGGGCGACCAGGAACGCGCGCAGGTCTGTTTCGAGCCTCATGTCTTCCTGGCCGCCTTTTCAACCGCGTCCTTGATGCTGTCGCGAAAGGCCTCCTCGGACTGCGTGCGCGCCTCCGAGAGCGCGCGGCGAATCCACGGCTGGGCTGGCATCTTGCGCGTGCCACGTTCCAGGAACGACACCGCGTAGTAAGCCTCCTTGCGCACGCCCAAGATGCCGCTGGCGATATTTTTCTCCCGGTTGATGGTGGAGATGATTCGCAAGCTCGCCTTGGCGAAGCCCGGCGCGACCAGCAGCCCGCGGTAGGTGCGAAACGCCCTGGTGCCGACCGTGATCAAGGATTCGGAACGCAGGAAGGTCTGCTTGATGCCCACCCGCGCCGCCCGCTTCAAGGCCCTGCCCTCCTCGAGCGAACTCAATTCGTTCAGCTGCTTGGTGAGCGCTGCGACGCCCTCCAGACTTGAACGGGTTTCGCTCACGCCGTCGCCCCGACGCGAAAGCCCGCCGCGTCGCGCAAGGAACACGTCAGCTGCAGTTCGACCCGCAGGTTGATATCGCGAACAGCGCCCATGACGTCGTAAATTTCGTAGTGCGGCGGCGATCGCCCTGGGTTTGTCTGGTAGACCAGCCGGAACGTCCCCGAGGCGACGCCCGACATGCCGGGGCGGTAGCGGATGCGGATGCGGGTGATGACCGTGCGCTCGACGGCCTGGGCGAGCATGTTCTCGTAAGGTTTCCAATCGTCGATGGCGAAGCGCACGTTTTCCGCCCACAGCGCGTACGTCACGCCTGGCGCTCCGGTCGAGTCCACGCCCGCGACCCGCTGTTCGATGTTGCAGACGTGGCGCAGCTCCCCCGACTGGGTGGGGCGGATTTCGCGGCGTCTCATATGCCCGCCCCATCCGCGCCGGTTTCGCCACCCTGCGGGACTGCAGGCAATTGTTGTGGCGAATCGGCGCGGCCAGCTACGGTCACAGTGGTATTGGTTGGTAGAACGATAGCCGAGTCTTTCCCGGCGTGCATCCGCGCCTCGAGCGCCTCAAGCCTTGAGCGGATCGCATCCGGCAAATGCGCCCGGACTTTGCCGCACAGACCGCACCCTGGCCTCATACGCCCATCCCGAGCCGGTAGGGCATCAGCATGTCGGTGATGGTCTTGTCGAGAAGTTCCCAGTTGTCGGTGTTGCGATCGAACAGCAGTTCGACCCGCATCAGGATCGCTTCCTTCACATCGCGCCTTAAGGGGCGCGCGTAGTTCGTAAGCAGCGGATTGTTGCTGTAATAATTCTGCCAATCCTGCAGCGTCCAGCCCTCCGACCAGCCCTGCACGCCGATGACGCCCGACATGGTGGGCGGGGAACTGTAGTGCGGCGAGTCAGTCGGCTCCGGCAGCGGGGTCGTTGGGCTGTCGGCCGGGCTGTTCAATTCGACCAGCTGGCCGAGCGAGCGCCCGCAGAAGTTCTCCGTCCAATCTATCGCCGCGCCAATCAGCCGGGTGATCCGCGCATCATGGATGGTCAGGCCGTCGTCCAAGGACAGTTGTTCCTTCGCCTCGGTGAGCGAAATGTAGGACAGGTAGGCTGGCGGCGGGGCTGGACTGCTCATGAGGAACTCCTGCAGTTGGCCGGAATATACGCCAACGGGCGCGATCCTCCGGTAAATAGCCTCGATCGTTCCCCGTGGAACAGCCGCGTCATGGCGCCGCCGCGTACAGGGTTTGAAAGCGCTTCACTGCCCAGGGGCGGGGCTGGCCGTGGAAACAGACGACCCTGGCCCCCTTCGGCAAGGTGTCCTGGCGGCTGTGGACTTTCCAGCTGACGACGCCCTCGACGACGTCCTGCCAGCGGTCTGCCCGGTGGAAGTAGATGCCTTCCAGAAACCGCTGATCGCCGCCTGGACACCGCGCCATGACTGCGCGGGGATCGCGCGACCATTCGATCCACGGCATCATCCGATCGGCCTCGGGCAGCAACATCAAGCCGCTGCCCAGGCCCTCGGACTGGTGGCCCGGCGCCCCGTCGCGATAGAAGTCCCGCAGGAGCGTCAGGCGCGTCACCGCCGCGATCTGCTCGAGCGGCCCGACGATGACGGTGTCCAGGTCAAAAAAGAGGATGGTGCCGCGCAGGTCCGGCCTGAACAGCTCGAGCTTCGACCACCACCCCGGCCAGTCGTAATTCAACGGAATGCACTCGACGCCTGGAACCGGCACGTCCGATAGGCACACGAACTCGTGCTGCGCCAGGTGCTCATCGATCTGGCGCTTGAGCGCCTGGACATGCAGCGGCAGGTACTCCCCGCCAGTCCTCAAGACCGTGAAGATACGCACAGGCGGGCCTTGTCCATCAATTCAGTCAGGTCGAGCTTGAGGAACGTCGCGTGGTCGGCGGTCTCCATCCGTTCGTACGAGGTCCGGTCGCGCGCGAGCTTGTTGTTTGAAAAGTGGTGTGCCTCTTGGATCACGTTCGGCAGATAGCGCGCGATGCCGGTCTGGCGCGCGACGTGCTCCCAAATCTGATCAATGTACAGGTGCTTGAAGGCCGGGTGTGCGACCCAACCAAACGCGCGGCACAGGTCGCCCGGTAGGAACGGGTGCGTGCAGCCGCCGCGCATCAGGTCGTTGCCCCAGGCGATCGAGCCTGCGCTCGCCAGACGCGCGAGCCGCGTGTCCCAGGACGGCGTGCGCCCGACCGCATCATCGCCGCCCCAGGCATACCAGGCTTCGTTTGGGTGGGCGGCGAACGCGCGATTGGCCTTGGCGACGAACCCTAAGAGCGGCGGCACGGTGAGCCGCTCCCAGTGCCCCGGTATTCGCAACCGCTCATAGAGCGCGATCTGGTCCGAGTCGATGATCACGACGCCCGGTTCCTGCGGCTGGCCTTCATCGAAGAAGCGCTGCATCAGGGACGGTCGGCCGCGCGTAGGAATGATGTGCATGTCAGTCGGGGAACGTGAGCACGCTCGCCCGCCCGCCGATCACCCACATCGACAGCCTGAGCAGGGCGCGGCCGAGCCAGATGCGGAACACGAACACGCGCGCGAGTTCGATCTGCATCACGATGGTGTCGGTGTCTGGCACAGGGCCTCCTCGATCGACATTCTCGGGAAGCAGGTGAGCGCGGTCATGCGGCTGCAGTTGATGACCTCGACGCCCGCGGCGGCCAAGTCCTTCGCGAGCAGGTTCATGGCGGCGCACCACGCCGCAAACGATCCGCCGTTGCCCAGGCCGCGCGGATGGTCGCCGTGCCAGTGAGATTTGCCGAAGCTTCGCCCAAAATCAAAGCCGAGCAGTAGGATGCGCGCCGCGCCGAACAGGTAGGCGAGGCCCACGGCCTGATAGCCGGAGTTTTGCCCTTGGTGGATGATCCCCGGATCGCGCGAGAGGCCTGCATTGTCGAGACCGAGAATCCAGTACAGGTCGAAGCGGTCGCGGGCGTTCTGGTTGATGGTCCACTTCTCGCCGTGGAAGGCGCGCGCGACCTCGGGAAAGTACGTACCCCACCAGGAGTCGTCACACGCATAGAGCACGTCGGCCCACAGCGCCAGGCGGAAGCTCGTGTTGACGACTATCGTTTTGCATTTCCCGAAGGCTTTGACGGCTGTGCAGTCGGCTTCTGTGAGGCTTGGGCCGCTGGCAATGACACAAACGGTTTCGCCTCGCCAGCGCCCGGCGGGTCCGCCAAACCTGGGAACGGCTGCGGCCCCTTGCTGAGCGGCGCTGCTGTGAAGGCCTGCTTGCGCTCCGGCTCCAAAGGGGCGTTGATGATCTCCACCAGGCCTTTCGTGGCTAGCTCGAGCGCATAGCCCTGTTCGGATGAGAAGCGAGTCCCGGTGCGGATCATGCCGTACTTATCGCTGTGGAATGACTTCAACGCTTTGCACTGTGGCATAGAAAATCTCCTGCCAGAGCGCCCGCCTGCTGCGCGGGTGGCCCTGGACTTTTCGCAAGGAACTGTTAGTGCGTGCTCTCGCCCGCCGGGATGAAGCCGTGAACGAGCGCCGCCGGCCGTGACACCGCGAGCGCGATCCGTTCCTCCATCAGCACCGTCACCAAGTTGCGCACGAAGTTGTCCTGATCCTCGTTGCTGACGAGCAACTGGGCTTCTTCGCGATCGAACAGGGTGGCGCACAGTTTCATCGCACCGACCAGGAACTCCCCTGGCGCCATGCTAAAGGCCTGCGCGACCGGCAGACCCCACAACATGCCGGGCGTCGATTGCGTGGGGCTTGCGATGATGTACCGGCCGAAGTTGTCCTTGATCAGCTCGAGGTCATGCCAGTCGGTCGGACTCATGACGATGCCTGTAGCCGGATAGAACGCCAAGTTCACCTGCAGCATCGCGTGACGGATCACATCGATGCGGGTGTCGGTGGGCCGGTGGAAGGCGCTCGAGGTGTAGGCCGTGGCCTGCGGAATCAACCCGAGCAGGTTATCGCCGGTGCCGTCTCCGTACAGCAGCTGCCGCTCCTCGACCAGCTTCAAGCCGAACCGCATACGCCCATCGATGAGCGTCATCAGCTGCTTGAAGTCCGCCAGGATCTGTTTCGAGGCCTTGATCCAGTGCGCGATGGTGCGAACCGGCACGCTCACCCGATCGTAGGTGATATCCGACTGCGGCTTCAGGCCGCCTTCCGAGACCGGCGCCGCCAGGTTCGTGAACAGCGTTTCCTTCACCCACTCGATCAGGTTCGTCTCGGTAGTGCCGTGGTCGAGCAAATCCCGCACCGCCAGGGGCTGGAAGGGCGGAATGACCGGAGTCGGCAGGAACTCAGGGAAGGCACCCGCGCCGCCGGTGATGGTGGTGATGTTCTTGACCTTGAAGGGCATCATGGAGCAGCGCAGCGAACTTGCCTTCCTGGCGAATTCTTTCCACTGGTCCGACTCGATGACCTGCTCGCCCAAAGACTTCACCGCCCCGCCGCCGCCTGGGCCTGGGCCGCGACCGAGCATCCGTTGCTCGAGGTCCAAAAGGCGCGCATCGTTCGCGATCTTCTCGGCTTTTAGCTTTTCGTGGTCGGCGATCATCTTCGCGCCGTCCTCGTTCAGCTTGGCGACCGCCGCCTTGACGCCTTCCTGCACGGTGCCGAACGTCTTGACGTTCTCCTGCACCGCGTCGATCACCTGCTTGACCTTGGCGCCGTGCTCGACCAGCGCGGCTTTGATCGCGTCTTCGAGCGCCTTGCCGCTCGGGGCGTCGGCGTACGCCATCGGGCCTTCGTACAGGTAGCCCTCGGATTCCAAAATGCGTGACGTCGCCATATCGATCACGCCGCGCGTGATGATGCGGCGGATGGTTCGATTTCTCATTGCAATTTTCCTTCTACAGAATGATGGGATGCTCTTTGAACAGTGCCAAAATCGCCTCGACCTCGAGGTCGGGTTTGCTCTTGTCAGCATCACGCTGTTCTAGCAATCGCACCAAACCGTGGCCGGCAATCGCCTTGGCTTGGGATCGGGAAAAACTTCCTGCCTCACGCAGAAAGTCCTCGAACTCGGAAAGCGAGGGCAGATCGCCGCCCGCCAGTAATTGTTTGACCTGGGTGATGGTCGCTTCGGTGTTGCCCGGGAAGGTCGCGAAGGAATACTCCCACAGGTCCACCTTGATCACCCGATTGACGTTGGTCTTGCCGTCGTACTCCTCCTCGACCGGGTCGTACCCGATGGAGAGGCCGCGCACCACCTTGGCCTTGGCGAACGCGAAGGCCTCGCGCGCCTGCTGCACGTCCTTGACCAGCAGCTGGCCTGTGACGGCCAGGCCCTTGCCGTCCTCGGCGATCGAGGTTGTGAAGCCGATCGGCTGATCGCTCCTGTGCTGCCACAGGACCGGCGGCATGGCGTCCTGGGCCTTCCAGTCGGCGAGCGATTGCGCGAACGCGCCGGGCATCACCACGTCGCGATAGGCGTCGGTGTTGCCGAACACCGAGGCGTAGCCCTCAAACGTGCCATCGTCCTTGGTGGCCTTGATGGAGAACGGGACTTGACGGTGTTTCAATTTCATGGCGGCGGTTCCTTCGGCTGTTGGGGCGTCGCCGGCGGCGGCGCGACACCCAATTTACTCAAGGGGATGAGGTTCGATTGCACGGTGAGTTCGTCCCCGCCTTCGACCGGACCCAAATCCTCTTTGGCCCGTATCTCGTTGCGGGTCATGACCCCGTTCTGGGCGAACGTCGAGTAGAGCGCTGAGCGGGCCGAGGAGTCTGCGGCCAGCAGGTCATCGAGGTCGATGGTCAGGTACTGGGTCGGCCGGTCCTTGGGCGCGACCAGGGAGCGCTGCACCTCCTGCTCGATGCCACGCAGGTACGAGCGCAGCGAGAGGGCCGACCAGCCGAGCAGCAGCTGCTCGATGCCCGAACCCCAGGCGGTGACGCCCGCGGCGGCGTGTCCGACCAGCACCGGGGGCACCTGGAACCAGCGGCAAATGTCCTCGACGCTGAATTGACGGCTCGCCAGCAGCTGCACGTCCTGGGGATTCATGGTGATCGATTTGAAGTCGAGGCCCCCTTCCAAGACCATGATGCCGCCCGATTCCGGGCCGCCGGTCGTGAACTGGCGCACCGACTGACGCAATTGATCGCGGTTGTCTTTGTTGAGGTACTTCGGGCTGGTGATGAAGCCGCCCGTCCGCAGCCCGTTTTTGAAGGTCTCCGAGGTCGCATCCTCGGCGGCCCGCGCAATGCCCATCGAGTGGCGCGCGTACTCGATGCGCGACAGGCCGACTACGCCGTCCACGGTCCGGTCCTTCCAATGGAAAATCTGGTCGGCGCTGAAGTCCATATCCTCGAGCGGCGAGTAGTAGTGATAGCGAATTTCGTACTGCTTCGGCTGCCTGTTCGGGATTTCCTTGCGGTACGGGACCATGTACTCGGGCCTGATCGGGTCGAGGCCGATCAGCTGGTTCTGGCTGTTGAGCGTCTTGACGGCATAAGCATTGCCCCAGAGTTCCTCGCTGACGACGATGAATTTCCAGAACGTCACGGCAGACATTTGCTGGTTCGGTTGGCTGTTGAGGACGGTGTAGAGCGGCACGTCGAAGGCCGGGGCACCGTAGGACAGGTTCGCGCCGCTGCGCCGATTCAAGATGAACGGCAGCGAGGACACCGCATTTGCCATCAGCCACACGCAGCCCCACACGGTGGAGAGCGCGAGCGCGGTATTCGGCGTGACGATGGTCCCGGTACCGGCGCGCGCGGCGTTGATCGGGGGGCGGGCCTGGCCGCCGGCGGCGACCGGATAGAAGCCGCGAGCTAACGAGCCGGTGCCGTAGTCAAAAAAGCTGTTGAAGAACTCCGCCGTCTTGGTCCGCAGCGTTGGGCGGGTGGCGACTTCCATCATGCCCTCACTGGGGCGGCGAAGAAGCCCGTCGAGTCGCCCTCGCCCTCGTCGATCGCCTGCAGCCCGAAGGCCATCAGGAGGGCCGCCATGCCGTCGATCTTGTCTGCTGATCGCTTCTTGTCGGGTGCGGTGTTGCGGTTCTGGTCATAGCGGGGCACCAAGTTGGCAGCGTTCCACAGCAAGATAGGATTCCCGGCGTGACGCAGATTCCCCGAAATGTAGGCCATTTCACAGGCCTGCATGCCCGGATGGTAGCTGCGTGGCCCCTGGATAAACTTCTCCATTGGCACGCCCGCCTCGGTCAATTCGAGTGCCAGCTGCGTCGCGTTCCACGGATCGTACGCCACTTTCGAGGGGCTGAAGCGCTCCCAATCCTCGATCACCGCCCGCCTGATCACCGAATAGTCGGCCACATCGCCCTCCGTTTGCGTCAGAAATCCGGCTGAAACCCAGGTCTGATACGGCACCGATCTTCGCTCAGTCCGCTGGGCTACGGCGAGCGATGGCACCCAGTAGCGCAGCGAGGCGTAATACACCCCGTTCTTGAGCCACAGCAGCGCCCAGGCATTCATGTCGCGCGTGCTCGCCAGGTCGAGTCCCGCCCAGCAGGGCGAGCCGACCAGCTCGTCGAGCGGCACTTCGCCGCCGCACTTGCGCCAGCGGCGCAGGTCAATCCAGCCCGTGGCGGCGGCGGCCTGGCGATTCAGCCGCTTGATCTGGAACTCCGAGAGCGCGCCCGGCTGCGATCTGGCCTCGCTCGCGTACTCCTGCATCTTGGTGAGCGAGACCGACACCCCGAGCATGGGGTTCGCCTTGATCCACTTCGATTCGTCGAAGTCATCGTCGTCGTCGTCGAGGGCGTAGACGATCACCAGCATGTGGTCGGCCTGGAACAGCTGCTCGAGGATCTGGTTGGCGTAGGTGCGAATCTCCGGCCACGGCCCCGGCGTCTCATACCCTTCGGTGGTGGTGTAGAGGAACAGGGGATCTGAGCGGGCGCCGGCGGCCGAGCGCAGCACGTCAAACAGGTCGCGGGTCTTGTGGGCGTGCAACTCATCGAAGCACAGCGCCGAGGGGTTCAAGCCGTCCTGGGTCGAGGCCTTGGCATTGATTGGACGAAAGATGCCCCCGACCTCGTAGCGCACGATCGAGTTGGCGAAGGCTTCCAGGTTGAAAGCGGTCTGCAGGTCCGAATTGCTCTGCACCATCCGCTTGGCGATGTTGAACACGATGCGCGCCTGGTCGCCTGTGGTGGCGGCCGACAGCACCTGGGGTCCGTTCTCCCGCTCCATGCAGAACACGTACAGCAGAATCCCCGCGGCGAGCGTCGACTTGGCGTTCTTGCGGGCGACGCAGTAGAGCACCGTCGTGAAGCGGCGCGCGCCATCTGGGCGGCGAAAGCCGAACAGCTGGACCACCAGGAAACACTCGCACGGCTCGAGCTTCAAGGTCTTGGTCTCCCAGCTGCCCTCGACGTGCGGCAGCTGCTGCAGGAACTTGCACGCCTTGTTGGCCTGGTTCGGACTCCACAGGAAGGGCGGTCGCTTGGTCTGCGAGGCCTTCAGGTCGCGCATGAAGCGGCGCGCGGCCAGGCGAATCTTCTTCCCGTAGGTGTCCCCGTGTTTGTCGGCGATCGCATCCTCGGCATAGTTGATGGCCGAGAGGATGTAATCGTCAGTCTGGGAGTTCCTTGAGGTCGTTGAACGGCGAGCTGGTCTTGCCCTTCTGGTCTTTGATCGAGACACGCGACCTCGAGGATGGTGAGAAACCCATTTCCGCAGCGGCCCGCATCATGATGGTCGCCTGCTTGTTCATGATCCCCACGTAGGGTGAGGGCTGGGCCTGGCCGCCCGACTTGATCACCGAGCCGTAGGTCTTGATCTTCTGCGCGGCGTCTGCGTGGGCCACCTTGGCACAGACCCACACGATGAGCATGGATTCGTCGAGCGAGCGCAGCAAACCCTGCGGCGCCGCCTTGATGGCGCGCGCCCACTCTATCCGCTGGTCCGGTTCAAACCAGTCGGGCGGCTCTGCAATGTCGCCCGCTGGCTGCGGCTCATCCGCATTGATCGGTCGCTTGCCGGGGTTGCCCGTCACCAGCTTGAGCCACGTCGGCTTCGGCTTACGTCCAGGCGCCATTTTCCGGCCCTCCCGGTGGGTCAAATGGCGAGACCCCCCCCATTCGCAATTCGCGACGACAAAATAAAAAG